GTTGGAACACCTTCAGCAACAGCTTTAGAAATTTTAAAAACAAATGGAGTTGGTGGAGCCTTAGCCTATAACAGTGGTGCAATAAACTCTGGTGCAACTTTATTCTGTAAGCCAGATTCATATATCCAGCATACTAGCTATAATGGTGGCGTTCAACTTTCAACAGCAAACAATGTTACTGGAATCCAGCAAATAAGACAAACTAGAAAAACTTTTAGATACCAGTCAGGAAAATCTATTCAGTTCTCCACTGGTGCAAAGTTTACCCCTAGCTATAATATTGAAAGCATTAAGGCAGATAGAACTAGTGGTGTTGCAACAGTAGTTGTTGTGACAGTAGAAGATCATGGATTGCAAGAAGGTGCTAGAGTTAAGGTTGAGGGCGTTAATGTAGTTGGTGGAGACTTTAATCCATATGTTGGAGACTTCCTTGTGACTGGAGTAATCAATCAAAATACTTTTAGTTATCAAACAACAATTAGTCCAGCATTTGTATATCCAACGAATGTAAGTCCATCTGGAGAAAACTCTGTTATTACTGTATCTACTTGGGCAGGTGCTTGCACAAGAGCTGGTCTTTACAATGAAATTAATGGTATATTCCTAGAGTTTGATGGAGAAAAGCTTTGGGCTTGTAAGCGTTTTTCAAACAAGCCTATGTACGGAAAGGTTTCTATTCAAAACAAATCAAATCTTGTTACTGGAGTAAATACTAGATTTACCAAGCAGGTTGTTGTTGGCGATAACGTAGTTATCAAGGGTCAGGTATATAAAATTACCCATATTGACTCAGAAACATCAATGAGGGTTAATCCAGCTTTCCGCTCAGCCTCTGTAACTGGTGCTAGTATTTACAAGGTCCAAACTGTCAGGGTTCCACAGAATGAATTTAATCTAGACAGACTTGACGGTACAGGACCTTCTGGTTATATTTTAGATCCAACAAAAATGCAAATGGTATACATTGACTATACTTGGTATGGATCTGGATTTATTCGTTATGGAATGAGAATGACAAATGGTGACATTTATTACTTCCATAGAATACCAAACAATAACTTAAACACACAGTCTTATATGCGTTCTGGCAACCTACCAGCACGTTACGAAGTAAACAACTATGCACCAAGAACAAGACTACTTGCTGGTGCAGCAAACTCTACAGTAACTCCAAATAGTGGAGATAAGCTTTCTTCAACTGCAACAATTATGTATGTAGAGGATGTTACTGGTTGGAGAACCGTAGCACCAAGTAAGGTTGATGGAGATATTATTGGATATATTCTTATTCAGCAGGGAACCTCCGCCTCGGAAATTGTTTCATATACAAAGGTTGGATCTTACAATGTTGCAGTTGGTGGTTATCCAATTACAATTCAAAGAAACGCCAAGCAACCTTTAATTTCTGGAAGCTTTGATGGTCAAGGACTTATCAATACTAGTCTTTCAAATAGAACTGTTCTTTCTGCTTCAAGCGGTACACCAGATCTAACTACACAGGTAATTGACGGAGACGTTATATATTTGTCTACTGGAGTTAAGCTTGGAAAGGTTGTATCTTCAACATCAACAACATTGACGTTGGATCAAAATGCACCATACTCTCCATTAACTGGAAGCGGTGGTGCTCCACTTCCTTACACAGATGAAAAATTTGTGGTCGTAAGAGTTAATAGTTTGAATGCTGGTGCTAGTGCAAAAGAATTTTATCCAGACTCATCTGTTCCAGGAGCAATCTATCAGGCAATTGATGGGGTAACAATTAGCAATGCAAACCCTTCTATTTTTGCTCTTACAACTGGAACAATTGATACAGCAAAAATTGTTGCTGGAATGAAAGTGGTTGTAACTGATTCTGGAGGAAGCAACGTTGAAGTTGGTAGAACCTACTATTTATCTGGTAGCCCAACTATAACTTCAACACAGTTTGCTTTAAAAGAAAACATTGATGATGTGGCAGCAAAACAATTCACTGCTGGAACAAACGTATCTTTGATTATATCTACTCCAGAGCAGACATCTGTTAGGGTAATTACCCAAACATGTGCTCCATCTTTAACCCACTGGGGATCCTCTGTTATTATGGATGGCGGATATGATGAAGATAGAGGCATTATGTTTAATGCAAGAATGAAAAGATATTTAACATTAACTGCTGGTCAAAGAGCACCACTAATGAGTGTTAGAATCTCCCCTTCTGTTGATAATGGAATTGGTAGAAACTTTGGTAAAAGAGAAATTATTAATACCATGCAACTTGCCTTACAGCAACTAGAAACAATTGGAACTGGACCGTTCCTAATTGAAGGTGTATTCAACCCTAATACATTGTCTGATAGCACAGCAGTTCTTCCAGCAGCATGGGAAACACTAAGCGTTGGATCTGGTTCACTTGCTCAAATCATCTTCCACAACCAAAGTGGAACTACTGGATCAGACACTTCTGCATCAGGTACAGTAACTGGTGGAGACACAATATTTTCTTTTTACACGGATAACGCTGGTGGAACAAATCTAAGTGCAACTAGATACGATCTAGAAAGCATTAAAGAGCTTGGAACATCTATTCTTAGTGGAAACGGAAGTTCTTTAACTCCAGGATTCCCTAATGGTCCAGATGTGTTAACCATTGTTGCTACAAACATTGGATCTTCCACTGCAAAGGTTTCTTCAAGAATTTCTTGGACTGAAGCACAAGCATAAGGAGTAGATATGTCTTTAGACAAAATTTCCCATAACTATAGGACACCCTTAAAGGTATCTTATGTTGTTGCTAATAATGGAATATCCGTAGCTGAATTTATGAAGCAGGGAGTCATTGTAAACGGTTCCAACGGATCGTTTGATTCAGTTACAATTGAAAATAAGTCTTCTTACTATTTAACAAATGACGGAACTTCTATATTATGGAAAAAGCCTACATGGTTGGAAATTGATGCCCCATCAGACACAACAAGAACAGGAACAACTGTGTTTACTTATCCTTCAGCTTATAGAAGAATTACAATATCCCAAGCTGCCCCATCCTCATTTAGTGGATATGATGGGGATATCTGGCTGACCTTTGTATAATGCCATTTAATTTTAAAACAGCTGATGGGTTCTATAGCACATGGAAAGAAGGAAGTGCTGCATATATTAAAGATGAGGGAAGATGGAAAAAAGTAACCTCTGGGTATATGAAAGTAAATGGAGTATGGGAACCATTTTATATTGCACTTAAGGGTAATGTTAAAAACTTACAAACAGTAACAACTAATGATAATATTACTTTTACCTGGGACGCTGCAGAAGATATTAAAGAATATGAAGTGTGGGTTTCAAAAAAGCCAAGAGGAACGCTTACGGCAGACTATGCAAAAGTAGATCATATTCCAGCAACAACATCGGTAATTGACAACTTTCCTTCAAACGTTGTATCTACAACAAGTAAAATAATTTTACAAAATGGATCAAAAACAGTAACAGGAATATCTACAACCTTTTTATCTACACTAAAGGTTGGAAATATCTTATATGTCACTATTGATTCTATTAGAACATTTGTTGGGGTAATTGCAAGTATCCAGAGCAATACCTCTTTGACATTAAAAAGCCCTTGGACTGGTGTTAATTTTGGCACCCCAGGAATAAATATGATTTACCAAACTCATAATACATATACATATGCAACAGACAGAGAGTCACAATATTATTTTTATTTTGTTCCAATAGATATTAATGATACTCCAGCAGACCAGTCTACAGTTATTTCTAGAACAACACCAGATGCAATACCACCTGTTCCAGTAATTGCTCTTGGTCCAACAGATCCAAGAACTGGAAGTGCCACAATTACATGGTCTCCCGATGTAAGAGCAGTAAGGTATGCACTATATTGGAATTCTGCTGATGGAACAAATAATCTTACATTAAAAGAATATTTTACTACTACAGTTGATGGCTCATACACTACAACATACACAACAAAATCTAATGGAACCTATAAAATAGCAATAGCAGCAATTAACAATATTGGAGAAGAATCTGCAAAATCTAATGTAGTAGAATATACATATTCTCCATTCATTCAAGTTACACTTGCAACTCCAGTATTAAATGCAACGGCAAGTAGTTGGGACAGAGCAACATTCTCATGGGCAAATATACCAAACGCAGGAAGATACGAATTATTTGTAAACAGTGTAAGTAGGGGAACAGTTACGTCTCCGTATATTCTTGTTGGTGCCAGAAGCTCTACTTATCCTGTATTTGTAAAAGCACACGGTGTTTATAATGCAAACTGGCAATATACAAATGATCCAGTAAGTTCAAATACAAAAACATTAAATACTGGCTATCCTGCAGTTACAACATCTACAAGAACAGATGCAAGATCTTTCTTGAATTATAATGGATCGGGTGCAAGCTTTTTTAGATATAGATATGTTTCTACAAGGCGTTCTTCAACATCCGCTTGGGGACCGTATCGATATGATCCAGCCTCCTCTGGTCCTGGAACAGCTAGTTTTAGTTTTTCACCAGGACAAGGCTTTCCAAATAGTAGCACAACTAGCGTAGTAACTATTGGAAATACAAGATACTATGATGTATATGATTATACTCAATTTAGATCAAACTTTTCTCTTAACTTAAATAACTCATACATTGTTGAGTCTATTAGGACAGACTATACAAGTGGTGGATTAATACTAAATACAAACGTTGCATCTGGCAATAATTTAACAGCAACAGCTACTCAGACAGATGCTGGAACAAGACCAACCGTTTATGTTAATTATCACTACTATACAACCTCAACAACCCCAGGGGTAAATGCAACAATTACCTAAGCTAGACAAAAACCAAAACATAATGTATAATATAGGTGACAACCAAAAAGGAGAAATAATGTCAACAACACTAGAATTAGTAGTTCAAGAACTACAAAATCGTATTGGTCAGCTTACAAGCCAGTATGAAACACAGATGGCTGTTCTAAAGGCACAGGCAACTGAAGCTATTCAGGCTAAAGACAATGAAATTGCAGCTTTGACAGGAAGCAAGGAAAAGACAGAAGATGCCAGTAAGTAGACTTACTGATGGGTTGCCTATAACCACAGAATGGTTAAATAGCCTTGCAGATGAAATTAATAGCATTACCTCTAGTTCTTCTAGTTCAACACAGGCTAGTTCTACTGGCGTAAATCAAATTGATATACTTGGAAAATTTTTTGCAAATACTACTAGACCTCTTCAAATTGTTGCAGATAGAGTTACGGTTACAGCAACTGCAGGAACAGATGTTGCAGAGCTTTCCCCAGTATTCCAGTCACCATTTGCAGACAATAATGTTATTGTAGTTGCTACTCCATCTTTTGTTAGTGCAGGAGATAGACTAGGAAAACCATTTAAGGCTAGTGCTTCAGTTGGAAAGATTACTTCAAAAGGATTTTTATGTTCAGTTTCACTTGTATCGGATACAATGGAATACAATAAAGGCAAAGAAGTAATTGTAGATTACATTGCAATCGGAAAAAAGCCATAAACTATTAAACGGTTATGTTTTGGTAAAAAGTCCAAAACATCCTAAAGCCATGAAAGACGGATGGTACTGGCAACATATTATTGTTGCTGAAAATAAAATAAATAGAAGGTTAAAGCCTCACGAATCAGTTCATCATATAAATCAAATAAAAACTGATAACCGTGAGGAAAATCTTTTTGTCTGTACTAGGTCAGAACACGACAAAGCACATGGAATGAAAACAGTTTCTTTTTATAAGTTAAAGGATAATTGGACTTCTAAAAAATGTGAGAGTTGTGGAAAAACCTTTTATGGTCCACCAAGCATAATTAAAAAAAGAAAAAAATGTAACTCGCAGTGCAGAGTGCAAAATGTACTTGAAAAAATTTGCAACTACTGCTACAATGTATACACTATACCTGTGGAAGCAGAAAAGCATTATAAATTTTGCTCTAAGCTATGTAGACAAAGATCTAAGACCGCAGCATAACAAAGGATTAAAATGACGAACGATTTAAAGTGGATGCTATCCTCTGACCAGCAGTTCCCTTATCAGGACGATAAGATGATTGAGCTTTGGTTTAAGGTAATGAGATGGTTTAAGCCAGACGTAGTAGACTACTTGGGTGATACCGATGATCAGGCTTGCTATAGCAAGTACACAGAGGGACGCTCAGCAGAGTTTTTAAAGATGCATAAGGATGATAATGGCAACGCTATTGTCCCCCTCATGAAGCATGAAGCAAAACTAGCAAGAGATTTTTATACTAAGACTAGAAAGATTGCCAAAAATGCTCAGCTGTTTTCTGCTCTTGGAAACCACGATATTCGTGTGTTTGATTATGTAGATGCAAAGCTACCAGACTATATTGAAGCTACAACTCCAGAAGCGTTATGGAATTTGGATAGCTTAGGGTATGACTATATTTACTATAATCAACCACCTGCACATCGCTTTGGTGATATTCACGTTCATCATGGAAATGCTATTTCACAAAATGCAGGTGAATCAGTTCGTAAAGACGTAGATAACTTTGGAGTATCTCTTATTCGTGGACACTCTCATCGTGCAGGTGTTTACTTTAATACCTATGAACTTAGAAACAATGGCAAAGGAGAAACCCTAAGAGGTTATGAAATTGGTCATATGTGTGATGAAAAATCAACAGGTATGATGTATACAAATAATCATAACTGGCAAAAGGCTTTTGCAATTGCTCATATTGAAAATGGAGTATATCCACATATTCAGTTGGTCCATGTCTCCCCAGACTATTCCTGCATTGTTGACGGAAAGAAATTTCAGGTATAAGATGTATCTTGTATGTGACAAGTGTGGAGGAAGAGTTCTTTCAGACAGAGTTTTATTTACAGAAAATCATTTAGAGTTATTTTGTTTTTCTTGTGGAAAGAGATGGATCTACAATCATCCAGAAAATAGAGGTGCGTTCGCAGTATGGCTTTGGAAGATGGAAAAGGCATATCTAAAGAAATCAAGCGTGGCTTAAATAAGAGCAGGATCTACTTTTTAAATGATAGTCTTTATAAGGTAATTAAAGCAGATAGATCCTCTAACATATGCCACCTGTATAACCTCGAAACAGAAGAGGTAAAAAAGTTTCTTTATTCAGATTTTAAAAAATTTAGAAAGTCTGCCTATAGAATAGGTAAGGCTTCAAAGTTTTTGAATAGGCATCCAGACAGAATAAGAAGAGCAATTTGGTCTGGTCAAGTTACTAAGCCACTCTTGATTAAAAATGGTCAGTCTGGTAGCTATTGGTTTACTGAAGAAAATATACACGAGCTAAGAGAATTTTTTGCAAATGTACATAGAGGCAGACCAAGAAGAGATGGTATCATTGTTTCACACAATGTTCCTACAAAAGATGAACTAGATGCTTTGCTTGGAAACAAGGAAATGTTATATATAAAAAATAAAAACGGAGACTTTATTCCCGTTTGGAGAGCAGAAGAATTCTAATGGGATTAAATAAAAAACTAAGATATTTAGTTGGTGACGAACTAAATGAAGAGTCAGCAATCCTGGCTGGTGCATTAAACTTGGTTGCAGCACAGAGAATTGCTGAGTTTAATAAAGATGTAGATGCTTTAGTTGGTATTGCAGAAAGATGGCTAACCCTATCAAGACTGCTTTCTGACGAACTGTCAGACGGTTATGGTAGTATAGGTTTTGTTGCACCTGCAACAGAAGAAGAGATTGAGGTGTTAAAGAATGAGCTCGGTGGAAAAAGAGACGACCAAAGTAAGAGTCGCCCTAAAGTTCGTAAGAAATCTAGGTAACTATGAAAGTATTCATATCGAACTTGGAGTAGAAGACTACGTTAGGGATACAGAGGCTAATGTTGACATTGCCATGGATAGAGTGTATACTTATGTTGAAAATAAGTTGATGGAAAAAGTGCAAGAGATTGAAGAGGATCTAAAGAAGTGATTCAGCGATTAACTCCAGAGCTAGTTGAAAAAGCCAATACAGGTAACGGAACCTATGATGGTAGAGCTTTTGGTTTAGTTGGTCACTATAAAAAGTGTTATGAAGAAAAATATAATACTAAGATAAATGTAAATTTGCACAAGTACAAGTATATTGCTTTAGAAGTACTTAATGAATTTGAAGACTATGAAAAAGTTAAAAAGGTAGTAGAGTATTATTTTACTACATCAAAAGCTGGGCATCCAATAGAATGGATGTTAAAAAACTTTTATGAAATATTAGAATCGTATGATGCAGATATTAAAGATAAAGCTATTAGACAAGAACGCAGAAAAGAATTAGCAAAGATTAGGCAGGAGTGGTTAAATGGGGATGCGTGAAGAGGCAGAAGTAATTACTGCACTTTGTAAGAATAAAGACATCCACGTTCTCTTTGAGAACAACGTAGAAAACCTACTCTTAAACTGTGGAGACATTTGGGACTTTACAAAAGATTACTATAACGAAACACGACAAGTACCAGACATATCTATTATTGTAGATAGGTTCAAAGACTTCGATCCAGTTGTAACAACTAGTCCAACTGTGTATGCAGTAAATAGGTTAAAAGAAACTTACTTAGACGAAACTCTTCGTGGCTCAGTAAAGAAAGCTGCACAGTTGCTTCAAGGCAACGAGTCTTCAAAGGCACTAAGCTCATTAACAAAAGATATTGCAAGTCTTTCAAGAATTACAGCAAAGGTTAGAGACCTAGATGTAACAGATGTTGAAGATGCAGTTAGTTATTTTGAAAAGACAAGACAAGAGTCTATGAACGGTGATGTTGGTGTAAAGACTGGTATTGCTTCATTTGATGTTTGTCTTCCAATGGGAATCTCAAAAGGACAACTTGGAGTTTTACTAGCATACCCTGCAATTGGTAAGTCTTGGTTAGCCTTGTATCTAGCAGTACAGGCTTGGAAGCATGGAAAGGTTCCTTTAATCCTTTCCCTAGAAATGACTGAGCAAGAAGTTAGAAATAGAATTTTAACCATTATTGGTGACGGTAGATGGTCTCATAGATACATGAGTGCTGGTCGTGTAAATGATCAGGAGTTCAAGGAGTGGGCTAAGGAATACCTGGAAGGCAAGCAGCCATTTAAAATAATTTCTAATGATGGTGGCAGTGAAGTAAACCCAAATGTTATTAGAGCAAAGATTGACCAGTATAAGCCAGATATGGTAATCATTGATTACTTGCAACTTATGACAGACAATGCAGCATCTAACCAAAATGAGACTGTTAAAATTAAGAATCTATCTAGAGAGCTTAAATTATTGGCTATCTCAGAACAGGTACCAGTTATTGCTATTGCCTCTGCTACGCCTGGAGATTCCTCAGATTTGGAATCTGTGCCACAGTTAGGGCAGGTGGCATGGTCTAGACAGATTGCCTACGATGCTGACTGGGTTCTTGCTATGGGTAGAAAACAGAACTCTGATGCCCTAGAATGTGCCTTTAGAAAGAACAGGCATGGATTCCTGGGAGACTTTATTATGATGGTAGATTTTGATAAGGGCAAGTTTCAAGAGGTTTTTGACCCAATTGATACCTAATATCATAATATAATAGTTATGTGAACAACTTAATATCGCACAAGAAAATTAAGGATTTTAGTCTAGATGGTCAGATCTATGATGAATCCCATATTATGCGATTAAAAACTGAATATTCTATAATAATGGATCATTATATGAGATTAAAGGGCTATGTACCGCACCTAGATCTTGACAACTCTTTTTCAATCAGTTATAATGGTAACTCATTCGATTTTAAAATAACAACTTATGGCGTATACATAGGAAAGGCTAAGGCACAATGTTTCAAGGGCGTGATAGGAAACAAGCTCCTACCCATGACATCTACGACTCAGAACAAATCTCAGAAATCCTCAGCCTCTGTGGAATCTCAACTGGAACAGAGCTAGACACTCACTTTTTAGTCTATTGCCCATTCCACTATAATATCAATACACCAGCTTGTGAAGTAGACAAAGAAAAAGGTTTGTTCTATTGTTTTTCTTGTGGAGAAAATGGAACACTATTAGATCTAATAATGAGATCAGCAAACAAAACATATTTTGAAGCTGCCAGAATAATTTCTTCTGCAGCCAAAAGTATAAACTTTTCAGAAAGGATAGAGAAGTCAATTGAACCTAAAGAAGAATTTGAAGAATTTGATCCTGTACTTGTACGCAAACTACACAACACTCTTTTGGAAACGCAAGAAGGATTAGACTACTACAAGACAAGACAAATAGAATTAGATGCTATTAAAAACTTTAAGCTTGGATATTCTGAAAAACAGGGAATGGTAACTGTCCCAGTTTATTCTCATAATAATATCTGTGTAGGGTTTGTTGGTAGATCAATTGAAGGTAAGTCTTTTAAGAACTCTACTGGTTTGCCAAGGAATAAGGTACTGTTTAATTTAAATAATGTTAAGTATAAAAATATTGCTATTGTGGAATCATCATTTGATGTTATTAGGCTATGGCAATTAAATATTCCTGCTGTAGCAACACTTGGAGCTACACTTGGAAAGAATCAAATAGAACTACTTCGTAAATATTCTACTGGAATTGTTTTGGCATCAGATCAAGACCAGGCAGGTATGGAGTTAGAAAGAAAACTTTACAATAGTCTAAAAGAAAAGCACATTACTAAAATTACTTTTCCAGACGGAGTAAAAGATATCGGGGATATGTCTGACGAACAAATTCTTGAAGCATTTAAGTCTGTTGCATCATTTGACATTGCCTTGTCATTCTGATACAATTGTTCAACAGGTTCATGTATAGAACCGAATATTAGGAGAAATATATTATGGCAAGTATTACTGGATTGGCTAACATTAGAAGCCTAATCGACAAACCAAAGGGAAATGACGGTCCTAAAGCCCGTTGGTTAAAGCTAGAAGATGGACAAAGCGTAAAGATTCGTTTTCTTAACGAAGTAGATGCTGACTCAAAGAGCTACAATGCAGACAATGGCTTAGCAATTGTTGTAGCAGAACACACAAACCCAAAGGACTATCGCCGTAAGGCTGCTTGCACTCTTGAAGAAGAGGGTCGTTGCTTTGGTTGTGAGATGCACCGCCGTGATCCAAAAGCAGGATGGAAAGCTCGTCTACGCTATTACACAAACGTAATGGTTGACGATGGCACAGAAGATCCATTCGTTGCTATTTGGTCACAGGGTGTTGGTCCAAAGTCTCCAACGACTACGACTATTATCGAATACGCAGGTGACACTGGATCAATCACAAATGTAATGTGGCGTTTAAAAAGAACTGGAACTGGAACACAGACCAGTTATTCCCTATTCCCACTTGCAACAGACGACAGTGCATTTTCATGGGATGGCGTTGAGCTATACGAACTTGAAAAAGCAGCAACTCGTCATGTTACCTATCCAGATCAGGAATCATTCTTCATGGGTCTTGATACAGATGTAACAACAACTACCTCAGCAGACTGGTAGAAGTTGACAACCTTGGGGGCGATGGTGTATACTACTATCGCCCCCATAACATTGGAGTCTTATGTATCATAATCATCATTCACATTCTTATTATAGTTTATTAGACGGCTTTTCGTCCCCAACAGAACTTCTTAAAAGAGCAGAAGAAGTTGGCATGACAGCCCTTTCTATTACAGATCACGGAACCCTTAGTGGACACCGTGACTTTCTTAATGCAGCCAAAGATACAAACGTTAAGCCTATTCTTGGACTAGAGGCATACTTTACAAATGATCGCTTAGATAAGCGAGCAAAAAAAGATCGTGGAGAAGACGGTCAGATTTATAATCACCTTATTGTTCTTGCAAAGAATGAAAAAGGTTTACAGAATTTATCCAAGCTATCTGAAATAGGTTGGAATGATGGTTTCTTTATGAAGCCAAGAATTGACTTTGAAGTATTAGAAAAGCATTCATCTGATCTAGTAATTGTTTCTGGTTGTATGAATGGAATTATTGCTAAGGCAATTCAAAATGAAAATATGGACCTTGCAAGGCAGTATACAGACTGGTTCAAACAGGTATTTAAAGATGACTTCTATATGGAACTTCAACCACATAACCCAGTAGAGCTAAATATGGCTATGCTAAAACTAGCAGATGATATGGGAGTTAAAAGTACTGTAACTCTAGACTGCCATTATGCTTCACCAGAAGATCGTGTAGCAGAAGAAATTATGCTTATTCTTGGAACTCATCCAAATGTTAAAAAGGATTCTACTTTTGAGGGCTCAAAGAAGATTAAAGATATGATGGAGCGTTTAGATTACTTATATGGTGATCGAATGATGTCATTTAAAGACCTAGAAATCTTTCTTATGGGTCACAAAGATGTAAAGCAATTAATGCTTGATCAAGGTATTGATCGTGACGATTTATATGAAAATTCTGTAGAGATATCAGATAAGATTGGTTCTTATGAATACAAACAAAACTTAGATCTTCTTCCTGCAGAATACAATAATCCAGATAATCAACTGGAAAAACTTGCTCGTGAGGGATTAGAAAAGCGTGGCATGTCTGGTATTCCAGAGTATGAAGAAAGATTACAAGAAGAGCTAGATATTATTAAGTCTAAAAACTTTTCTTCCTACTTTATTGTTGTTGGAAATATGATTGGTTGGGCTAAAGATAATGAAATTATGGTTGGTCCAGGTCGTGGCTCTGCAGCAGGTTCTCTTGTTTGTTACGCACTAGGAATTACAGAGGTTGATCCAATTAAGTATGGATTACTTTTCTTCCGATTTATTAATCCAGAACGTAACGACTTCCCAGATATTGATACTGACTATGAAGACCGTAAGCGTGGAGAAGTTAAAGATTATCTAACTGAACAATACAAACACGTTGCCTCTATTGCTACGTTCCTTACATTTAAAGATAAGGGAGTTGTGCGAGACGTTGCAAGAGCTTTTCATATTCCTTTACCAGAAGTGAATAAGGCACTTAAGGGTGTTGAGACTTGGGACGAATTTGTTTCTAGCAGTTCTTCTAAAGAGTTTCGTGAGAAGTATCCAGAAGTTGTAAAATATTCTGAAAAACTTCGTGGACGAATTCGTGGAACTGGAATGCATGCTGCTGGTATTGTTGCATCAAAGGATGAAATTTGGAAATATGCTCCAATGGAAACTCGCAAAGATACACAAAGCGATGCTAGAATTCCAGTTGTTGCTGTAGATATGGAAGAGGCAGCAGACATTGGTTTAATTAAAATTGATGCGTTGGGTCTAAAGACTCTTGCTGTTATTCACGATACGCTAGATATTATTAAGGAAAGAAAGAATAAGGCTATTAACCTATCAGAACTTTCCTTAGATGATAAAGAAGTTTATGCAGATCTAACTGCTGGTTTTACCAAGGGTGTATTCCAAGCAGAAACAACTCCTTACACAAACTTGCTTGTAAAAATGGGTGTATATAACTTTGAAGAACTTGCAGCATCTAATGCTTTGGTTCGTCCAGGTGCTATGAATACCATTGGTGCTGAATACATCAAGCGTAAAAAGGGCAAGTCCCCAGTAAAGTATGTTCACGATATTGTTAAAGACTTTACAAAAGAAACATATGGTTGCATTCTTTATCAAGAGCAAGTTATGTTGGCTTGTGTTCACTTAGGTGGTATGTCTATGGCAGAAGCTGACAAGGTTCGTAAAATTATTGGTAAGAAAAAAGATGCAAAAGAATTTGATCAGTATAAGGAAAGATTTGTTACTGGAGCATCAAAGCATATTGAGAAGAAACAAGCAGAGGACCTATGGCACGACTTTGAAGCACACGCAGGATATTCTTTTAATAAGTCTCATGCTGTTGCTTACTCTATGCTATCTTATTGGACCGCTTGGCTAAAAAGATATTACCCACATGAGTTTATGTATTCCCTTCTTAAGAATGAAAAGGATAAAGAAACTCGTACAGACTACCTAATTGAAGCAAAACGAATTGGCATTACTATTCGTTTACCACACGTTAATGAATCAGATATTGACTTTGCCCTTGAGGGGGATGCAATTAGATTTGGTCTTGGAAATGTAAAGTATATTTCAGAAAACATTGGAAGTAAGATTATTGCTGGAAGACCATACGCAGACTATGAATCTTTTAAGAAGCATTCTTTAACAAAGGGTTCAGGAATCAATAGTCGTGCATTAGAGGCTCTAAACAAAATTGGTGGTGCAGCCTTTATTGATAATCCAAGAAGTGGTTTTGAAAAAGAAAACTATTATGAATATTTAAACATTCCAGAGTTTACAAGTGACATCCCTAGATGGATAGAAGCATATGCAAAGCCCATAGAAGACTATTCGGAAGAGGGTTCGTTCCTTGTTCTTGCAATGGTTAAATCTATTAAGCGTGGTGAAGGCTGGAGCCGTATTGAAATTGTAGATAAGACTGGAAGCGTTGGTATCTTTGATAGAGCAGACACAGTTATTGAGCCAGGAAAAATTTATATATTCTTGGTGGCTGACAATAGAATTGGTGCCTATGCAACAGCAGAAGATTTAAAGAATACTGATGATCCATTTATTAAGTATATTCAGGCAAAGACAATGACTCTTGCAGACAAGGAGCTATACACTATTAGCTTTACGCCACGCAAAACAAAAACTGGTCAGAAAATGGCAAATGCAGTTTTGGCAGATAAAGATAAAGAATTATATTCAGTAGTTATCTTTCCAAATATGTATGCCAGTTCTTTAATTAATATGAAGCCAGGAAAAGTATGTAAGCCAGTTTTACAGCAAACACAATCAGGAAGTACCACAGTTAAGGAGTTTGAAAAGGTATGAACATAGATGAACTAGCTAAAGAAATTCATAGAAACGCAACAGAGAAGGGCTTTTGGGATTACATGTATGAGAATGTAGAACCAAAAGCAGATCCATTTATCTTTTTTGCAAAACAAATAGCAATGATTCACTCAGAAGGAACAGAAGTTCTAGAAGCACTTAGAAAGCAAAAGGGTGCAAATGAAGTAGTAGAAGAGTTAGCAGATATTATTATTCGTGTGCTTGACCTTTATGAGGGACTAAAGATGCATGGTGACGTAAAAGATTCTCTAGATGAAACATTGATGCGTAAGATGTCAATAAACACTCACAGAGCAAAAATGCATGGCGTTTTGGGATGATATAATATAACATGTCAATCAACGGTTACTTTTTAGAAGGTGTTGATGGAGAGTTGCTAATGGTAATTCGAAGTCACGATGAAGAGACAATGTATTCAATAATTAAGAAAATAGAAAGTATGAGAAGTCCAGAAATAAAAAAACTGGCAGAAATTTTGGAGATGCACTTTAATGAGCGAGACAGCAATGGAAGAGATTCTAGCAAAGCTAGATCCCAAGACAAGAAAAAGAGTACAGACAGCAACAGAAGTAGAAATAGAAAAACAGGCAACTCCCAGTTTAAGTCTTAACGTTGGACTAAAGGGTGGTCTTGGATATGGTCGTCAGGTTTTAGTCTGGGGAAATAAGTCTGCTGGTAAATCTTCTTTCTGTCTTCAAATGATTGGAGAGGCACAAAAAAATGGAAAGACCTGTGCATGGATTGATTCAGAACAATCATATTCTCCTGAATGGGCTACTAAGCTAGGTGTAGATTCAGATCAACTAATTTATTCTCCTGCTAAAACTATTAACGATATGGTTGATGTTGCAGTTGAATTAATGAACGCTGGCGTGGACATAATTGTAGTGGATTCTATTTCAGCTTTGCTTCCTGCAATCTATTTTGAAAAAGATGGAAATGAATTAAAAGAATTACAAGACACAAAACAAATTGGTGCAGAAGCAAAAGATATGACTCATGCTGTTAAGATGCTTAACTATGCAAATAAAAATACTCTTATTGTTTTAATTTCTCAACAGCGTAATAGCTTTGGTGGAATGCATGCAACTCATATTCCTACTGGTGGAATGGCAGTTAAGTTTTTTTCTAGTACTATTATTAAGTTATGGTCAAGTGAATCAGAAGCTAGTTCTATTAAGGATAAGATTGCTGTTGGAGACAGACTTATTGAACAAAAAGTTGGTCGCCCAGTAAACTGGACTATTGATTATAATAAGACTGGACCACAGTTTATTGGTGGCTCTTATGACTTCTATTTTCAGGGAGATCATGTTGGTGTAGACAAGGTTGCAGACCTAGTTGATACTGCAGAGCTTATGGGCATCATTGAACGTGGTGGTGCTTGGTATACAGTTCTAGAAGAAAGACTACAAGGACGAGCAAAGGTAGTTGAGTATGTTAGAGAGAATCCAGCAGTATTTGATACTATTGAAAGTATGGTCTATTCAAAACTATGATAGATCCAAATGACTTTATTAAAGTTACTCCAAAACAAGAAGTGTCTGGAGCTCAGGTAGGTGGGACATTTATCTGTCAAGACTGCATGGAATCTGTTAATGATGCAGTTTTAGATGAAGATAAAATGACTCTTGTTTATACTTGCTCTACTGGTCATACAAATGAGGCTAAGATATGAGTGAGCGTGGAGAGCTAAAAAAGATTGGTGCTAAGGCTCATAAAAATTCAGGTCGTGGGCAGTATCAAAAAGCCGATGGCTCAACGGATGAGTTTGTTGTAGATGTAAAAGAGTCTGCAAAAAGCTTTACAATAAACCAAGAGGTCTGGTCTAAAATAGTTACAGACACGCTAAAAACAGATAAGAATAAATATCCTGCATTGCTTTTAGCAATTGGGGAAACACATAAGATAAGATTAGCAGTAATAGAATGGGCTGCCCTAGAAGATTTATTGGAGAGAGCAAATGGAATCAGTTCTTGAGTATATTAATCAAGTAACAGAGTTTAATGACATTCATGAGTTTATGAATGATCCTGAGTTGGATGAAGCAATGGCAATTATTGTTAAGATCATGATGAAGCCAGACATCCCAGCAGTTCAGGCAGTTGCTCTTATTGGAAAGCTTCAAGCAATGAGTGCCAAGTTTGGTATTCTTGCAACCTATTACACAACAGTTGGAAAAGGTCCAACTGGAAGTGTAAATCACACAAAGAAAAATATTTACTATACAACTAAGGACTCCTTGGACAAAGTGGTAGATGCATTAAAATATGTAGCACGATATAACTTAGGAGCCTGACATGGTAAACAACTTAATAAAGACACTAACAAGTAAGCCAAGAAATACAAAACTAGATCCTAAAAAATTTAGACTTTCTATTGGTAGGGCTTATCTCCAGGGAAGAACAGCTAATGGGTTTAAGAAAAAGACTACATTCTCTCCTTCCACAGTTGGTTATGGTCATGGTACCTGCCCAAGATACTGGTCAATCGCATTTGATGGTGCAGAGTTTAAGGAAACAGTAAATGCTCAGGGCGTTGCTGCAATGGATAATGGAACAGATGCTCATGCAAGACTGCAAAAGGTTATTGAAAAGACTGGTGTCCTAAAAGAAATTGAAAAAGAAATCAAGCTTGTTGATCCACCTATTCGTGGCTTTGTTGATTTAATTATTGATGCTGACGGAGAAGATATTGTTGGTGAAATTAAAACGATTAAGGATGAGCAATATTCTGTAAGAAAAGATACTTCAACTGGTTCTGATAGCCATATAGTTCAGCTACTTATTTATATGAAAGCTTTAAATTTAGATGAAGGTTTCTTGTTGTATGAGAACAAGAATACTCACGAGATTGCAATTGTACCTGTTGTTATGTCTGAAGAAAACATTGATTACGCAGACTATATTTTTAACTGGATGAGGGAAGTAAGAAAAGCTTGGGAAGAAAAAAAGAATATCAAACGTCCTTTTAAAGAAGGTGGTAAGCCTTGTAATTATTGTCCAGTATCTGCTGCATGTCTAGAAAGACCAGATGGCAGGACAAAGATAGATCCCCTAGTGGTGAGAAGTCAGTGCTAAAAGTTTGTGCAGAGTGCCTTAATGAATTTGAGTTTAAGACACACAATCAAAAATACTGTTCCAATGAATGTTGTAGAGTTGCTACAAATAAAAGAATTATGGAAAAGTATTATCAAAAGAGGGCAAGACTTCGTGGAGAACAACGTCTTTGTGGTTGTGGATCCCAGTTGAGTAGATACAATCCAGACGATAAATGTGAACTTTGTCAGATACAAGAAAGAAAGAATAAAAAAAATATAGCATTGGAGGTAATGCAAGGTGTCATTAGCAACACTAAAAAAGCACCACGCAAATAAAGTTTTAGGTATTGATGCATCAACAACCTCTATAGCTTTTTGTTTGTTTGAAAACGGTAAACCAACAAGAATGGGTAAGTTGCCAATAGTTGGATCTGATATTTATGAAAAAGTAAGAGATGCACATATCAAGTCTCAGGCTCTATCTAAGCTAGTAACCCCTGACTATGTAGCAATTGAATCTGCTATTATGGTTAGATCTGCAGATGCAGGATTAAAGATTGCTATGGTTGTAGGTGCAGCATTGTCTGCAATTCTTAGAGCAGAAACAAAAGTAATTACAGTTGCTCCAGTTCAATGGCAGTCTTTCATTGGAAATAAGAATCCAACAAAAGCAGATAAGGTTGCAATTCAACAGGAGTTTCCTGGAAAGTCTGCTACTTGGTATAAGTCTACAATTAGAGAACGCAGGAAGCAAAAGACAATGGATTATTTTATTAATAAGTTTGGCATTGATGTTACAGACAATGATGTTGGCGATGCTATAGGAATTGCTTATTATGCATTTAATAAGCTTACGGAGCGTTAGAATGGCAGCAAAACTATATCAGTCGAAAGTATGGCTAACTAAAAGATACGTTGTTGATAAGAAAACTATACAAGAAATTGCAAAAGAGTGTGACACAAGTCACCAAACAATATTCAGATACCTTACTGAATTTGGATTAATGAGAGATCAGAGGACATGGAAAAAAAGATGAGATTAAATCTTAGCGGTGTAAATATGCGTGGAGATTTTGGAAAACAGGATATGGGATATCCCCTAGCATCTACAAACATGACCAACTCCTTTATTAATAATGACGTAGACGTAACAGTATTTGACCCAACAAGCAGGGTTAACCTATCCTATGCAGTTCCAGACAACCATGTTTTGTTTTCTGGAGCATATAATATTTTATATTCATGCCACGAAACTTCTGAAATATCAGATAGATGGGCAGAGTGTATAGCTAAGGGTGACGAACTTTGGACAGCCTCAACATGGGCTGCAGAAGTTTTTGGGAAAAAATATGATGGCAAAATTAATGTTTTTCCTCACGGTGTCTCTGGAAAGTTTATTCCAGCAAAAAGAAAACTTCAGGATGAAAAGTTTTTCTTTTTACATACTGGAGAGCCATATGTTAGAAAAGGTGGTCAAGTTGCAGTAGAAGCTTTCTTAGAAGAATTTGCAGATGATGAAAACGTATTCCTAATCCTTAAAACTTATGATCAAGGACACACAATTCAGGTAGATGATGGTTCTGGAAAACTAGTAAGTCCAGAAGTTGCATATAAAAATATTAAAACAATTAAGAAGTCTGTTTCCTTTAATGACTACTTACGAATTCTGCACAACACCCATTGCTTTATTTATCCTTCATGGGGTGAAGGCTTTGGAATGATGCCATTAGAGGCTATGGCAACTGGAATGCCAGCTATTACAACTTGGGAATGGGCAGAGTATAAGGATGATATTAAATTTAAAATTGAAAGCGATATTGTTCCAGTTCCAGATAGAATTCCAGGATACTTAAAAGAAACATATCTTGGAAATGTTTATATGCCACGCAAAGAAAGCTTGAAGAGTCAGATGCGAATGGTGTATAATAATCATCTAAATGAGTTTGAAGACAGTTTTGAAAAATCCATAAGCATTCATAAGAGATGGAATTGGGATACCCTTGCAGAAAAATATGCTATCCCTAGACTAAAAGAAATATACGGAGAGTTAAATGTTTGAGTATAAAGAAGAAGAGAAGTTTCACATTGAGGTGGATCAGGTAAACCATCCAGTTCATTATACAAGCGATCCATCTGGAGTTGAGTGTATTCAGATTACACGCCATAGAAACTTTAATATTGGAAATGCTTTTAAGTATCTATGGAGAGCAGGTCTAAAAGATGATAAGAGACAAATTGAAGATTTGCAAAAAGCAATCTTTTACATTAATGATGAAATTAATAGATTAGAGGGTAAATAATGCCAACGTATGAATACACCTGCATTGAGTGTGACAAGACTATAGAAAAGCCAAATGTAAAAGTAGATGACAGAGACCATCAGCAATGTGAAGGATGTGGCAATGTTTTAACAAGAAGTTGGACGGTTGGCAATGTTTCTGTATGGGCTCCAACTGCTGGTGGCTACAGATAAATGGCTAAAAAACGCACACAGATTAAATATAATCCAGTTTGGGACGTAAAACTTGAGTATACCCATGGAAAAGATTTAGTCACGCCAGGGACATTAGTTAAAATAAAGAATGTTCGTGGAGAATTCAAGTTTGAAAAGTATGTAAAAAATACTGAATCAGGAATGGAATGGATTGATGTTATTGGTCCAACTGGGTATAGGTCCTTTTATTTATGGGATTTTAAGGGTATAATTAAACCTAAGAAGAAAAAGGTTGTGAAGTAATGTCAGAAATAGAACTAGCAGATAGATGGGAAAAGATCAACTCTGTTGTTTCAGAGTTCCTAAAAGGTAATACAAATCCGTCACAAATTGCTAGTTCAACTGGCTATAAAAGAGCAGACGTTGTTGAGTATTTAAATGAGTGGAGATCTGTAATCCATAGTGATAGACAGATTCAAATTAGAGCAAGAGAAGCTCTTAGTGGTGCAGATCAGCACTATTCTATGCTTATTAAAGAGGCTTGGGCAGTTGTAGAAGAGGCAGATAGAACTGGTCAGCTTCCACAAAAAACTGCAGCCCTAAAATTAATTGCAGATGTTCAGCAAAAACAAATGGACATGTTACAAAAAGCTGGTGTTCTTGACAATAATGAAATGGCAGAAAAGATTATTGAGACAGAAGATAAACAAAGAATAGTTGTAGAAATTATTCGTGATGTTGTCTCTAAGTGTGCTCACTGTAAGCCATTAGTTTTTTCAAAATTAAGTGATGTTAGCGGTCAAGCAGAGGAGCTCTAATGTTTGAAGATATGCTAGACCTTTTGGTTGGCGATGAGTTTGATGAAAAGCCAGTAATGATTGAAGAGTTTGTTGTAAGCGATCACTATCTTGGTCTTCCACCATTGTCTCAGTATCAGTATCAATCTATTCGTGCAATGAGTCAAATTTATAAAAAGAATACTCTTGTAAATCTTTACGGTGATGAAGAAGCAAATAATAGGTGGCAGCAAACTTGTAATGAAGTTATCTTACAGTTGGGTAAAGGATCTGGTAAAGACTATATGTCTACCATTGCTGTTGCCTATATGGTATACCTTTTGCTATGTCTAAAAGATCCTGCCAGATATTATGGAAAACCATCTGGTGATGCTATTGATATTCTTAATATTGCTATCAACGCTGAACAAGCAAAAAATGTATTTTTTGAAAACTTTAAGAAACGTATTATGGGTTCGCCATGGTTCCAGGGTAAGTTCTCTCCAAAGGCATCGTCAATTGCGTTTGATAAATCTATTACCTGCCACTCTGGTCACTCTGAAAGAGAATCTTGGGAAGGATACAACGTACTATGTGTTATCCTCGATGAAATCTCAGGCTTTGCTACAGAGAATAATACAGGACACGATCAAGCAAAAACTGGTTCGGCAATTTACGATATGTATCGTGCTTCCGTAGACTCACGTTTCCCAGACTTTGGAAAAGTTGTTTTACTTTCTTTCCCTCGATATAAGAACGACTATATTCAGCAAAAGTATAATGAGGCTATTGCTAGTAAGAATGTACATATAAGAGACTACAAGTTCAAGCTTGATGATATGGCAGATGATAGTGATCCAGATAATCTATTCTCTATAGAGTGGGAAGAAGATGAAATCCTAGCCTACAGATATCCAAAGGTATTTGCATTAAAGCGTCCTACATGGGAAGTAAACCCAACAAGAAGCATAGAAGACTTTAAGCTGCAATTCTATAAGAACCCTATTGATGCTCTTTCACGCTTCGCCTGTATGCCTCCAGATGCTCAGGATGCGTTCTTTAGATCAAAGGAAAAGATTGAATCTTGCTTTAGGCTTCCATCAAATGCTGTAGATGAGGTTGGAAGATTTGCTGAGTGGTTTCAGCCAGAAGAAAATAAAGAATATTTTATTCACGTTGACCTTGCACAAAAGCATGACCATTGTGCAGTTGCAATGGCACATGTTGACAAGTGGGTAAAAGTTTCTAGCTTTAATGATTATGATGTAGTAAATCCATTTGTTATTGTAGATGCAGTTAGATGGTGGACCCCAACAGCAGATAAAGCGGTGGAATTTAAAGATGTAAAGAACTACATTTTAGAACTTAGAGCAAGAGGATTTAATATTCGCAAAGTAACATTTGACCGCTGGAATTCTTTTGATATTATGAATGAGCTTAAGGGTCAAGGTATGAACTCTGAGACACTTTCTGTTGCAAAGAAACATTATGAAGATATGGCTATGATTATTGCAGAAGAAAGAGTAATTGGACCAGCAATTAAAATTCTTACAGAAGAGTTGTTGCAACTTCGAATCATTCGTGATAAAGTAGATCACCCAAGAAAGGGTTCTAAGGACTTGTCAGATGCTGTTTGTGGTGCAATCTATAATGCTATTTCAGGAACATCAAAACAAATTGGGCTAAAAGAAATTGAAGTGCATACATGGAAAGATCTTAGAAACGCAGTAGATGAAACTGCTAACGTAAAGGTAACTCAAGTTCCAAGAAGGAATCCAGAAGATATGCCAGACGATGTTGCAAGCTTCCTTAGTGGAATGGGGATAATTTAATGGAAGATGACTTTGACATTGAAGATGAAGACATTCAAGAAATATTTATATTTATGTTACAAAATGGATACATGGAAGTAATTGGTGTAGATTCTTTTGGAGAGCCACTTTATAAAATGACCCCTAAAATGATAAGAGACTTCCCAGACCTATTTGATGCTCATTTATCTGCTACAAATGAGGTAATATTTGGCTTGTGGCAAAAAGGCTTACTTGAGATGAACATGAATAATGAAGGTGAATGGGTTGTTGTTCCAACGTATAGTACCTTTAACTATAAGGACATAGATGTTGATCTAGATCAGGAAGAAATCCTTATGCTAGAAGAAATTTCTAGAATTGAACTAGAAAAAAAGTATAAGGAGTTATAATATAACTATGGCTGATAAAACTTATAAACCAACAAGCGGAATGGCTTCTGCTGCAAGAAGAGCCCTAAAGTGGAAAAAAGAAGGTAAGCGTGGCGGAACATCTGTTGGTCTAGCTCGTGCTAATCAACTTGCTAACATGGAGAATCTTTCTGAAAGCACAGTTGCGAGAATGTATTCATTCTTTTCAAGACACGAAGTAGACAAAAAAGCAACAGGTTTTAATGCTGGTGAAGAAGGATACCCAAGTCCTGGCAGAGTTGCATGGGATCTATGGGGTGGAGATGCAGGTTTTTCTTGGTCAAGATCAAAGTGGAATTCAATTAAAAATCAAAGAGAAAACAAAGCTGATATACTAGATACTACGGAGGCAGACGCAATGGAAAAAAGAGATTATTCCCCTAAGCAACGCAGAGCAATGGCAGCAAGAGGTCAGGCAATGCCAGATGGCTCGTTCCCAATTGCAGATAGAGCAGATCTATCTAATGCAATTCAGGCAGTAGGTCGTGCATCAAACTATGAAGCTGCTAAGCGTCACATCATTCGCAGAGCTCGTACATTAGGGCTTATGGATATGCTTCCAGAAGACTGGACAGCAAGAATGTCTAAGTCTATGAATTATGCAGACTCACGCCTAATGAAATATATGTAATGATCTGCAGAATCTGTAAAGAATATAAAAATACAGACGAGCTAGTAATAAATCATACAACACCAGTTAAAGTTCATTACAAAGATATTTGTAAACAATGCTCTTCTGAAAAAAATAAAGTAGTATCTTCATTAAAGAAGGTAAACCCATATCCAGAACAAGACTATACTTGCCCAATATGTAATAGACTATCAAATAAATACTACCTAGATCACGACTGGGAAAGCAAAGATTTTAGAGGATGGCTATGCAATGGTTGTAATGTTGCCCTTGGACTTTTAAAAGACGATGTAGATATTTTAAGAAACGCCATCGCATATCTTGACAAAAACAATTCTGTAGTGTAAGATAATACCTATAATTAAAAATTGGTAGAGTTGGGCAGGTGGTGAGCCCCTTTGACTGTAAATCAAACGCTTTGCTGTGTAGGTTCGATTCCTATCTCTACCACAAACAACAAGGTATATCGCTTTTAGGCATAAAAGAATGATGCTGTGTTGGGACTTATGGTGTAACTTGGTAGCACATCTGGTAGTTTATGCAAACTATAATACAGAAGGTAAGGTTCAAATCCTCAAGTCCAATTAATCCCCAATAGCTCAATTGGCAGAGCGGCAAACTGTTAATTTGCATGTTCCTAGTTCAAGTCTAGGTTGGGGAGCTTGGTGGGGAGGAGTTACTCCAATCGGATAGCTTCTCCCTACCTCTATAAAATGACACATCAGGAGAGTATAATGGAAGTAATGGAAACAGTAGAGAGACAGCTAAAGATTTCAGATCGTTGTGATCGCTGTGGAGCACAGGCATTTATTTTAGTAAAGGGTGTATCGGGTGAACTATACTTTTGCGGACATCATTATGCTGCAAATGAGGAAGCACTAATTAAGTTTTCTTATGAGATCGTAGATGAGAGAGAGCATATAAATTCTCACTCTGCTTCTAGCACATAAGATATGTTACCCCCTCGTAGCTCAGTGGATAGAGCAATAGGTTTCTACCCTACAGGTCGGGAGTTCGAATCTCTCCGAGGGGACAAGAAGATAGGATAAAAAATGGAAAATATTTTTAATGATTATTTAGCTAAAAATGGAGAAAGTTCATTTGCTCAAAACAATCAAGATCAATTAGTATTATCTTTACTAGGAGAAGCCCCTGGTTTCTTTGTGGAGTTTGGTGCGGATGATGGTGTTACTCTTAGTAATACTTTTGCCCTAGAAAAGATGTTTCATTGGGATGGAATAGTCTGTGAAGCTTCTATAGTTTCTCGTGAAAGGTTAATAGATAGCAGAGAGTGTCACATAGATTTTAATTGTGTCACAGATAAGTCTGGTGAAACTGTAACCTTTATTGAAACTGGTAGAGGGTTATCGTCAATGGAAAAGTATGCATATGATGACATGTGGGCAGATGAAAGAAAAGATGGCTACTCCTATGAAGTGCCAACAATATCATTATTAGATTTATTAAATAAATATAATGCTCCAGATGTTATAGATTATCTTTCTATAGATACAGAAGGATCAGAGTTTGATATTCTTTCGGCTTATGATTTTTCTAAAATGTTTAAGATTATTACAGTAGAGCATAATTATACGGATAATAGAGAAAAGATATATGATCTTTTAGTTTCCAAGGGATATATAAGAATTATGGAAAATCTTTCAAAATGGGATGACTGGTATATCCACGAATCTGTTGCAATTCTGGATTAAAATTGGATATCTGATAAACTTATTAGATGTTCCAAAAATTAATAGCTACAGTATTTTCTGTACTATTAGTTTTTGCTCAGGCAACACCAGCAAGTGCCTCAGATTCTATTAGGTATAAATCCACAGAAATACAAACTATTCCAAAAAATAAATGGGTAACTCTTAAATTTAAAGATGGCAAAACAGAAATTCAAGGTAATGGAAAAAGATCCCTGTTCTGCTACCAAGCTGGCATTGATACAAAGGGTAAAAAGAAGCCATCTTACATTAAGCTAAGAATAACTAGAGTAGTTCCAGGACCAAATGATACCAGTGCTACTAATACATATTTCTTTACTGAAAAACCAGGTAGTGAGTTTGTAGCTTCTAATTGCTGGAATATTGTAACCAAGTATCCAGTTGTGGTTCAAATTAGAATCACTGGTGGAAGCAAGACGTACAACTCTGATATCAGACAATTTAAGATGTGGACTCCCAATGGAGATTATCCACAAGACTTCTCAGACTTTATTCCTGAGACAACTATTAACTAATTTCTAATGATATAATTAACTTGGGTTAAATCCCTAATTTATATGAAAAGAGTGATTCTAAATGGGTCTACCAATCGCAGGAGGTAAGGTTACAACACCTTACAAGAAGCTTGGAAAGATGTGGAGCAAAGGCTACCACACAGGAGTAGATTTTGCTTGTAAAGAAGGAACAGACATCATTGCTGTTGCGGATGGCAAAATCGAAAACGCTTCCTGGGGTGCCAGCTATGGTACACAGTTAGTTCAAAAAGTTGAAGGTGGCTGGGTAATCTATGCACACCTTTCAAAGGCTCTAGTTAAGGCTGGAGACAAAGTAACAAAGGGTCAGCACATTGGAGAGTCTGGTAACACAGGTAACTCTTCAGGTCCTCACCTTCACTTTGAAATGAGAGACAACATTAGATGGAGTGCAGGTAAGGACATTGATCCTGCCAAGATTCTTGCATCTTAATTAGTTTGAAGCCTCTGACTTGATTTTGTCAGGGGCTTCTGCTATTATCTTTTATATAGTATTGGACACGATATGTTTCAACTTGACAGACCCCACCTAAATAGTGTATACTTTAAAAATACAAAACTGTAACAATTAACACTAAGGATTTTAATGTCTAAGGGATTCCAATATGATTTTTTTGCACAAGAATGGTCACATACTTGTGGTGCCTGTGATACAGATTTATATGCTCCAACTAGAAAACATCTAGAAGGAAATTTTTGGATTCATACACACTCAAATAATTGTTTGGGTGGTTGGTAATGGCAGCAGGTAGTGCATCAGATATCCCAGATTCCAAGTCTGACTATTGTCCATGTAATAGATGTGGACAGGCAAGAAAAGAAGGTAGACAAGAAATTATTATTCTTATGAATAAGGTTGCTCAAGAACTACAAGATGAATACGATAATGATTTTCACGGAATGTACCAAAATGATACAGATGGATTCAGTATTGCATCTGAACGTATACTTAAAGCATTAGAAGGACAAAAATGAATAAAACAGAATTAGAAAGCTTAATCTATTACGAAACAGATGAAGAGATTATGCTTATGGACGGATTTGAAGAAGCCTTTATAGGTTTTTCTAAAAGATGTGGTCAGCCTACATTGGCAACATACTCCTATGAAAAGATGCTACAGATCCTTATTGAGCGTGATGAAATGGACATAGAAGAAGCTGATGAATATATAATGTATAATTGTGAAGGTGCTTGGATGGGTGAACTAACACCAATCATTTTGCATGAATACAATGATCCTTGGAAGGCATAATGACAAGTAAAGTAGTAGCTAAAAGTTATTTTATTAAATCAACAGATGAACTAACAGAGATTTTTATAAAAGGACTAAGAACTTATGTTAAAAGTCGTTTAGGTGAAACTGAAATGCATATGGAAGACTTTGCGGTAGAAGCAGCAAACTTTGCAGAATGTTTTTATGCAACAATGGTTGCCCTACCAAGGGATAATGCGTGAAATTTTCACACTCAGTTGCTGAGTTATTAATTTTAACTTTTGTAGCATTAAATTGCTATGTTAATGTAAGAAGATACATATGGGATAGGAGGAAGCGTAATGGAATTTGAGCTTCATCATGAAAAAGATGCTGGTCCAGTAGTTCGCTGGTTTGCCAACAAAATATTAAACCTATTACATAAGGTTGAAAAGCCCCTATATGATTATGCAGACATGTACACAGCAGTTTGGGATGACTATGAAGACGATGAACTATCTGTGCCACATAATCAGATGGGAATATTTGAAGACCTTGAACCCCTGCCACAATTTCAACACTTAACGGATGATTTGATATAATGTCAGACAACGAATACTACTATCGTGATCAAATGCGTGAGTTGCAGAATGTAAATTCTTTTGTTAGAGTAAATACTTTACATTCTGTTCTTAATAAACTACAATGGTTTAAAGAAAATGGTGGCAACTTAGAACACGCAATTGAGTATATAAAAATGGAGTTAAAAAAGTGAGTGCAAAAAAATTTACATTCTGGGCTTCAAATCTAGACAGTAAGGTTGGAGCGGAAAGCGTAAATAGGTTTATTAATAAAATTGAACCTGCTAAATTAAATATTCCAGAATGGTATAGAAAAGTTTCAAGATATCTAGATGGCAGCAATAAACCTAGACTGTATAGTGCTGGTGGAACAAATGCTGGAGTAAAAACCTGTGCTCCATTCTTGGATGCAATTACTTGTGGCTATGTAGTAAAGCTACATACTGATTTAATTATTGAGGATGGAACAATAACCTGGTCACATCATATTGCTCCATTGTCTCCAAGAAATGCTATGATATCTGGTCAAATACCTAGCATACCAGGATATACTCCATTTACAAGTGCATGGGAATTGTTTTACTGCATGAAGCTTCCAAAAGGATACAGTGCAATTTTTACTCAGCCCTATAATAGGTTTGATTTACCATTTATGGCTTCTACAGGAATTATGGATTTAGATACTGGAGTTGGACCAGGTGCAGTGCCATTTGCAGTTAAAGAAGGATTTAATGGAACTATTCCAGCAGGAACACCTATCGTACAAATAATCCCATTTAAAAGAGAAGACTGGAAATTAGATTACAGTGAAAAACCAATAAAGATGCTTTGGAATCCAAGAAGTTATGTTGTTGGATGGTATAAAAAAAATCTTTGGAAAAGAAAGAAGTATGATTAAGTGATGATACAAAAAATTTTAAGATACGCAGAACATTTAGGTTTAGACAAAGAAGAACTATTACAAATGACAATGCTAGATGCAATGTTATTGATTGAACAAACAAAAGATATGTGGAAGGAAGTAAAACAAATTGGGTAAGCATCACGATAAAGTTGCAAGAGCATTAGAGATTAGAATTAAAAATGTTCCTAACCGAGGTGGATATAATACGCCTGGATCAATGAATAAAAAGAAAACAGGTTACGCAAAAAATAAGTAATTTGACAAGCCAATGTTTGGCATGTTAGGATAGAATAATGCGATTCAAAACCTTGGTTTTGATTCCTGCTACTGCGGTTCTTGCAAGTTTACTTGTATCCCTACCAGTAGCCCAGAATCAAACCAGTGCTAATGAGGCACCGCAGAAAGTAAAGTTAGTTGTAAGAACAACTGACACAGATACAACAAGAGTAAATGCAGCATCTAGATCTGCACAAAGATTTGCTTTTGGAACTCCTGATTATAATAAAAAATTTGCATATTACTATATGCAAGATAAATATAATTGGGGAGATAAACAACATTCCTGTTTAGTTAAGCTCTGGAACCGTGAAAGCGGTTGGCGTTCAAACGCACATAATAAGAGCTCTGGAGCACATGGAATACCTCAGTCCCTGCCAGGCAAGAAGATGGCATCAATGGGATCTGACTGGAAATCAAATCCTGAAACACAAATCAAGTGGGGTTTGAAATACATTAAAGGGAGATATAAAACACCATGTAATGCTTTAGGGCATTCAAATAAAAAGGGCTGGTACTAATAACCAGATGTCCTGAGCACAGACATTAAACTGCTCACCATCTAGGGGGTGTTAGCTTAGTTGGTTAAAGCCCTGAACTCATAATTCAGTAATCGTTGGTTCAAGTCCAACACACCCTACGTTAATGTAGTATAATTTAATAAAATGCCTCTTTAGCTCAGTGGTAGAGCACTCGCCTTGTAAGCGAGCGGTCTTCAGTTCGAATCTGAAAAGGGGCTCTAGGTGGCAGGAAGTCGTCCTTAGTGATGGTTGATAGTTACAGTTACGAGTCCAGAGAGACACGTTTGCCAGTGT